GTCAAGCTTGGTGGAGATGCTCCTTTTGTTATGACAGAATTAGTTAAAGATGCCAATATTAAAGAAACTGATCTCATAAGTAAAGATCCCATTGAACTAGCTCGTAAATTTCAAGAGATGAATGCTCAAATGATCACTGAATTAAAAGATACTTTTAAAATTGCAAATAGTGCAAATGAACAGGGTGTTGCTAATTTTATTGCTGAACGTATTGATCAACATCAAAAATGGGATTGGTTCCTTAAAGCTTCTTTGGGTGAATAATGGATAGATTATCTAAAGCTCTTAATGATTTCCAAAACTGGTTAAAAGGTAATGGGAATAAGGTTGCCACTAAGGAGATCACTCGTAGAGCAGTGCTCACAAAGTTTGGCTTTATAATCTATGCAGATATTGAAGTACCTGATCATCCAGACTTTCTCAAAAAGAAATCCGATATCGAATCTCGTAGTAATGAAATGGCCACCAGACATGATAAAGAAGTTTGGACCTATATTGCTCAAGGATTTCCCGGAAGTAGATCAAGACCATCTGCTGAAATGGTTGGACAAAGATTAAAAACTAATCCTGATTTTAGATCTGGTCTACTCAAATTACAAGATAGACATAAAACAGAATATGCTGCTTTAAAAGGTGAATTAAAGACTGCAATTGAAGATAATGAGATCTACAAGCAGGAAGCTCGTAGTGAACAAGTACGTTCAATGACCACTGATCAAAAAAGAGAATTAGTAAATGAAAGTTCTCGAGCCCGTTACCAAACTGAAGAAGGTAAATTAGATCGTCAATATCGTAATATCAATCATTATGGTAGACAGGGTGAACGAATTAAAGAAGTTCAAAGAACTCGTTATCAAGAAGATGAAGATTTTAGAGCCAAGCAAATTGAAAGATCTCGGGCTCGTTTACAAAAACCTGGTATCAAAGAGTTGGGTGCTGCAGAAGCAAGAGAAAGAACTCGTTTAAAAAATAATCCTCTCAATGAGCAATGTGATTGTGGTTGTAATGGTAATCTAAAAACTCATAGAGCAAATTTCCGTAAAAAATTCTGGAGTGAATATAATCCTGTCAAAGAAGGTGGATTTAAAATTCTTATTGCAGGAATTGATAATGATGCCTATTGGTCTGGTGAAAGTTGGAGACGTTGTATTATAGCAGGAGGATACAGAGGTCTTACAACAACAGATGACAGTTGGATTCCAAAAGGTTGGACAAAATCTATTTGGGATAAAAATTTACCAGGTACAGAAAAATATAAAATTGAAGGTGCTTTAGATCCTGATGGCAATTTTCATCCAAAACCAGGACATCATAAATTAGACAATCTTAATAAACAAGAGAATCTTATTTTAAATTATGCTGCTAATGCTATTAGACATAATAATATTCATACTCTGGGATTATCAACTCATAATATTGATGTTGATCAATGGGGTCGAGTGCCAACTCAAATTATGGGTGGTAATAGAGCTACAATAGATTTGAGTAGAGCTATTCCAGATAAATTTGGAATTTCACACATACCTGTAGAAGAAAATGAAGGTACTAATAAACAAAACCCTGGTTTAGCAAAAAGAAGATTCAACACTAGAAAAATTTATGATATCCTTGGAGAAGAACATTTACCAGATTTTTCTACTAAAAGATCAAAAGATTGGGTGCCTTATGAATTTACAGAATGGAATGAAAAGGGTGAACCAATTAATTTAAGGTATAAGGAAGGTATAGTTCGATCTTCTTTAGGTGAACATGGAAAAGTTCAAACTGGTCCAGTAGCATCTCATCAAAATGAAACATTCAGAAAAGTAATTGAACAAGTTTATAGAAATAGAAATGGTGGGCATTTATTTTGTGAAAATAATATTAACAATTTTGATCATAATCCAAATTTAGAAGGACAAGCTGTAACATGGTCACATTTTAATAAACCATTTGCTGAAATAAATAAAACAGCTAATGGTAAAGTTAAAGATGTTAATGGTGTATGGTGTGACTTAATATCAACTCTTCGCCCAGAACATGCTGATTGTGCACACCCTAAAGACTCACAACTTGCAATTAACCATCCCAATACAAGAATTAAATGGAATAATCTTTCTGTAAATCATCCAGATGTTCAAAAAGGTCTTGATTATTTTCAAGAAAAAACTGGAAAAGATTGGAGAAAAATATATGATTCTGCAAATAATAAATATAATTTTAAAAAACGTTATAAAAAAGAATATTCAAAATTTCAAAAGAAAAGAAAATTTACTGACGAAGAAGCTGAAAAATTTAAATTTCATCCTGATGAACATCCAGATTTTAAACTTACAGATGATGAAGTAAGATCTAAAAGGATTGTAAATGTCTTAACCAAAAATATGGGAAGAACAGATGATTTATCTGAATCTCATGAAAGTAGAAATACTATGTTACTTTCTCCTAAACCAACAGGTAAAAAAATTACACCACAAAATCTTAATATTACTTCACTTACTACTTATGATGTCTATAAAAAACCTAATTATCCAGCACCTGAAAGAGATAGACAAGGTAATATTACTGCTGCTTGGGAAGGATATACCCAGCAAGGTAAAAGAAATGATAGAAATGAAAGTGTAAGAACCAATCAATATCATCAAGCAAAATACTCTGAAAATATTCGAAATCCCAAACATCAAGCTTTAATAGCATCTAGAGAAAAATTATTTCCACAAGCTTATTCATCTTTTAGAGAAAAATTTGGACGTGAACCCCTTGTTTGTGAAATTTCTGGACATGATGAAGTCACTCAAGCTTTACGACATAGTGGAAATTATCAATTATTTGATATTGATCATCATAAAAAAGAAATTGATGATTTTGATCCAGCGGGTGAAATGACTTCAATGAGTAATTCCATCGTAACAATAAAATCTGAACATAGAGCTTTTGGAAGTTTTAGAAAGAAAAAATTTAAAGAACATCAAGCAGCTGGAAAAAGTCCTGAACAAGTTCGTACGGCAGTATCCCGAAATGCTGTTAAATATGTAAAAGATAAACAATCTGAAAATGCAAATATGTTTAATCCTAGAAGACAAAAATCTATGCTATCGGGTCTTATAGATGGACCTCTTAAATTTACAGGTTTAGAAAATAGAACTTCTAGTTGGAATGGTTTTAAAGTTTTAGATAACTTGTAATACAATAAATGTCCTATATAATGGAGTATAAAGGAAAATATGGAAGATACAGCAGCTGAAAATATTATTAAAGTTGTAGCAATATTGACTGCCATACTTTCTGGGCAGGAAGAAGAAGCTCATCAATTAGTAATTGAAAGTGATGTAATTGTACTTTTTAGTGTACTAACTGGATTACTTCTTTCTTCAATGACCAGCTTGGCTGAAATAAATGATCTCACCGTTCAAGATTATTTACAACAGCTTGGTTATTCTGCTGCTCGATCTTTATAATATGACAGAATTACCTGAAGGAATAACTTTAAATAGTAGAGAAGAAGACTCATTAGAAGTTTTTATACCCTACGAAATTATTGAAACCTGGAAATGTAGTAAATGTGAATTAGAATTAGAAGCAGTAATGTTGGGTGAAAATGGAAGGTATGATGGGTCCATTAGAATTTCAGGGCCTCAATCTATTACTTGGCAAGGAAAACTTCCAAAAGATGGAGCAAAAGCAAGAAAATACCTCAAAGATACTTTGAGTCAAAAAATCAACAAACATAAAGGATTCCATTAATGTTAAGATATAGTCAACCATTAGATAAAACTGCTAAAGCCCTAAAAGATGAAGACATCGAAAAAGATGAAGTAGAACAAGAGTCAAAAGAAGACTAGTTAAATAAGCTGCAGGAGCTCATATGACCCAAAAAGAAGTGTCGGAATTTAACTGGGAAAAATTTAAAAATGAAGTAGAAGCAAACCTAGAAGCTTTGCCCATTACTCATATAATGATTCCTGATACTCAAGCAAAACTAGATGTACCAACAGATCATTTAAATTGGATTGGTATGTTTATTGTTGAAGAGTATCACAATAAAAATATTAAAATAGTACATATAGGTGATCATGCCGATATGCCTTCTCTATCACAATATGATAAGGGAATGAAAAAAATGGAAGGTCGTCGTTACCAAGATGACTTGGATTCTGCTAATGAAGCATGGAGAATTCTCAATCAACCTTTTTACGACTATAATGAACATCGTAAAAAAATGAAACAAAAACTCTGGAACCCCGATCGTTATATTACCTTGGGTAATCATGAAGAACGAATTCTTAGAGCAATTAATGCAAATCCTCAATTGGAAGGTATGCTTGATTTAAATAAATTAGATTATGCCAAAAGTGGATGGAAAGTAAGTGATTACACTCAACCAATTTGGTTGGATGGTGTTGCTTATTCTCATTTCTTCTATAACCCAATGACAGGAAAACCCTATGGTGGACAAAACATTGAGACTAGACTCAAGACAATAGGTCATTCATTTAGTATGGGTCACCAACAAACTCTTATGTATGGATTACGATTTGTTGCTGGTAAAAGCCAACACGGATTGGTTGCGGGTGCATGCTACCTCCATGATGAGGACTATAAAGGACCACAAGGAAATGCCCATTGGCGAGGAATTGTAGTAAAACATCAGGTAAAGGATGGTTCATATGACCCTATGTTTGTTTCCCTGGATTATCTTTGCAGACGTTATGAAGGTTCGTCATTAGAAAACTTCATGTCTAAAAAATATCCCAACCTGTAAAAAGCAAAGGATCTCATCAAAGACGTATGAGAAAGACATATAGAATCAAACTGAGTGAATTAGTTTCTGACTATAATAAAGACTATGCCATTGCCAATCTTTCCCATAACTTTATTGGTTACGATCCACAATTTACAGAAGGTAATGGTTTTATTACTTTTGCAGTAAATTCTGATGAACATTTAACCAATGAAATTATTAGAGAAAAACTTTCTAGTTCTAGTTTTGTTAGTGCAGTAAGTAGTGGTGATTATAAAAAACGAATAATTAAAGTACCTAAATTAAAAGAAGCTGGTCAAGGCAGTTGGAATAAAGAACATGGAATTTGGCAAACGTCAACATTTCCTAAAGCTCCTGCAAAAAATCCAATGACTGACAAACAACATAATTATGTTAGAGGGTTATTTTCTCGCAAAGATTATTCA